AGAGCTGGTATCTCACCGTTATCGTGCGTGCCGGATATGTGCTGTACCTGAATGCAGCACCGTCACGGCCGTCAATCGTCGTGCTCCCGATGTCAGAGCCCATCAGCTCCCTCCCGCTTACCGAGAGGGTGCGGTAGCCTTCTATCTCGTTCTCGATGTACACGCCGTTGAAGCTCATTGCCTCTTCAGGAAGCGTGCTTCCCGAAGCGATGTCATTCGTGTCCACAAAGCTGTATGACATATCAGTTACCACCCCTTATCTTTCTCTGGAATCTTTCAGCCCTGTCAATCTCCTGCTGAGTGTATGAGGCGGTCGTCCTTGCAACCTCGCGACCGTCAATCTTCACGGGAACGACGATCGTGTACTCTCCGCTCGAGCTGTAGCTGTACTGCTGGTCGAGGCTTGAAGTGCCTCCGTATCCGCCTGATAGCGAAAGGCTTGGAGATTCAGCCCTAGGAATGCTGAACAGCTCTGCCGATGCCTGTCTTACCTCGTGCGACATGCCCGCAATGCCGTTGGCAAAGCCCTGGCCGAAGTACTCGCCCAGCTTCATCGATACCCTTGAAGGGCTGTGGATCTTTGCCTTTGCCCTGATGGCTGCATCAGCCGCGCTGGCAAGCTGCGCCGCTACGCTTCTCACCGTTCCGAGGGTTGAGCGCATGCCGCCTGCAAGTCCCTGCCCGATGTAGACGCCAGCTGAATAGGCCTTTCCATGTCCCGAGCGCATGGCATTTGCCGCGCTGCTCACTCCTGACGAGGCCACGGAAGGAAGCCGTGACATGCCGGACTTCAGTCCGCTGACGGCACCGTTTCCTATGTTCCTTCCAGCCGATACGACTCTTGTCTCGGCGCTGGAGAAAGAACTTATCATTGAGCTTACGGCTGACTTGCACATGCTTCCAAGACCCTTCATGGCCGTGCTTACGAAGCTTACGGATGACTTCATGGCCTTGAGTGAATTTGATGTTGACTTTGCGCTGCCGCTGATGGATGAGAGGCTTGCCCTCACCGCAACAAGGCTAGCTGAGAGCACCACCATGCCAGCCGAAGCGACCGTCACGGATGCCCCGAATGCCATCATTCCGGCGGATGAGACGACAAGCGCGCCTCCAAGAGCAACTGATGATCCAGATGCCATGACTGCCGATCCGCTGAACGCGACAAGCGAAGCCGAGAACGCGAGCGCCCCGGCTGATGCCGTGGCCATTGAGGCCCCCATCGCAAGGATGAGAGGCGAAAGAAGCGCAGCACCACCCGATGCTGCCACAAGTCCTGCGCCAACAACCGCCATGCCCGCGCCGAGAACGACTGCCCCTGCTCCTGCCACCGCCGCTCCTGCTCCAAGAACGAGGAGCGCAGCGCCAAGAAGAAGCGTTCCGGGAGCTGCCGCAAGAGTCCCAAGACCGAACAGGGTGATGGCTCCTGCGAGCGCCGCAATGCTTACTGCTCCTGCTGCGCCGTACTGAACGACGGTAGGAAGTGCGCCGGCAACGAGAACGAGCCCAGCTGAAGCCATGAGCGCGCCTGCACCTACAAGCGCAATGGCTGCACCGAATGCAATGAATCCTACAGCGCCTGCCGTAAGTGCTGGTCCAATGGCAGCAGCACCAACCGCAAGTCCCGCAATCGCTGCAACCATTCCCACCATCACTCCGATTGCGAGCGGTCCTGCCGCTGCTAGCTGGATTGCCGAATAGGAGAGAAGCGCGATTCCCGATGAAACGAGAAGCACGGCCCCTCCGACCATGAGAAGCGCCGGCCCGACTGCATTGAGCTGTCCCGCTGCCGGGGCAAGTGCCTTGATCATGAACGTGATGCCTGCACCTACCGCCATGAGCCCTCCAACCATGCCGGCCATGACGCCTATGGCAAGAGGCCCGGCATTTGCAAGCTGGATGGAAGAGTAGGCAAGAAGGGCGAATCCTGCCGAGATGAGAAGAACGCCTGCACCTGCAAGTGCGAATGCCTTTCCGCTGGCTACCATCTTCCTGGCAGTCTGTTCCATCGCCTCACCGCTTGGAAGTATTTCATCAGGCTTAGGTGGCGGTGGGACGGTCTTGTTTGGTATCTTTCTGATCTTGTCAGCAAACGACCCGACTGCCTTTGCAGCGGAGCTTATGACCTTGTATCCCTTCCATGCCGCAATGAAACCGACGACAATCGGAATGGCCTTCTTGATCTCGGACTTGTGCTCCGCAACGAACTTGCCGAGGCTCTTGATTGAAGTCCCTGCGAACCTCACCGCCTTCGTGAACGTGCTCATGACGTCCTTGTCAGTGATGAACTCCCCTGCAAGCTCGCCTGCCACCTTGACGACGCTCATGATGCCCTGGGCTGCGTCGCTTGCCGCTCCCTTCACGGCCTCCCAGTAAGGCTTGACCTTCGTGGCCATGTCGCCAATCCTGTCGACAATCTTTCCGGCATCTATGCCGTCCATCTTGTCTATGATCTTGTTTATGCTGCTGATTCCGACCTTGGATGCAGCATCGAATGCCGGAGCGAGCTTGACGCTTAGCGTCTCCTTGAGGCCGTCCATCGCCTGGTCAACCGTCTTGTACTCGGTTGCAAGCTTCGTGAAGGCCTTGTTCGTTCCGACCTTTGAGATGGCATTGAAGAAGTCCTGTGTCTTGACCTTGCCGTCCTGGACGTTCCTGACGAGCTGTGAAGTTGACATGCCCATCTGCCTTGCCACCGCCGCGACACCTGCCGGAGTCTGCTCAAGCATGAGCTTGAAGTCCTGCCATTCGACCTTTGGCTTGGATGCCATCTGCGTTGCCTGCTGGCTCAGTGTCTTCATGGCCTGCTGAGGGTTCTCGGCTGCCGAGGCAAGACCGCCGAAGCCCTTGACGAGCTGCGTGCAGTTCTTCGTCCCTACGGCAGCGAGCTGGCTATATGTCGTAGCCATGTCAGAGGCGCTGTAGATGGTCTTTGTTGCGAAGTCCTGTAGCTCGTTCTTCGTGCTCTTGATCTCGTCTCGTCCCTTCCCGAGCATCTCCATGTTGCCCGTGAAGGTCTTCCACGCTGCCGAGCTTGACGAAAGCTCGCCAACCATGTCGGTTGCGCCCTGGGTTATGACGTCAAAGGCCTTCTGGCCGATTCCCGTAAGGATGCCAAATCCAAGGCCGCTCTTGATCTTGCTTCCCAGGCTCTCGGTTGCCTTTCCGGCTTCCTTGAATGCCGTGGTGAATCCCTTGTCGACGGCGCTCAGCACCGCCTTGACGCTGAAGCTGTTATTCCCTGCCATTGCTCTTCTCCTTCCTGCGGAGGAACTGCTTCACCCTTCCGGCTATGCCAGTCTCATCTCCGCCGTCTTTTCCTCTCATCACCATGTCCTGCTCCTTCTCGTAGTTGAAGAACCGGTCGAACGACCCGTATACGGGCACCGTCCCCTTGCCTCTTCCCTTGACCGCCTTGATGCGCATGTTCTGGAATGCCTGGAGATGGACGAAGTAGCGCCTGTCGACCCACCGCAGCTCAGCTGCCTGAATCAGCATCCTGTACTCCCTCATCGTCAGCATGTCCACCTCGTGCTGGGATGTCATGCCGAGATACCTGTAGCAGTTCATCGTGATGCTTTCGTAGACTTCCTCATCGTCTACTTGCCCTTGGCCTGTTCCGCCTCCTGGGCCTTCTTGATTCTCTCCGTGAGGTTCTTCACGATTCTCTTCGATACATTCGCATTCGCGAAAAAATCGAGAACGTCCTCAAAGAGCTTGTCGATGTCCTCGACATCCTCCACGTAGTCCTCAAGCTGGGCTCTTGTCACCCTTGGCTTCATGCCCTTGTTCATGAGGTCAAGCGCGTCAACGAGGTCATCGATGTCACCGTCAATGATTCCTGCCACGAGGTATGTGAGGCCAACGCCCCTGTATGTGTCTGTGTTGTCAATCTTCTCGACGACCCTCTTGTTCGCCTCGCGCATGAACCCGATGCCTGCCTTGAACTCGTATACCTGGTTGCCAATTGTAAGTTCCATAACTGCCATTTTCTCTTTTCCTCCTGTTAGCTATGTTAAAAAAGGACAGCCACGTCCTGGCACTGCTGCCATGCGGCTGTCCCGTATGTTTTTATGCGGATGCTGAAGTGTCCTTGAAGGCGTATTCCGCAATCTCCTGCTGTTCCTTCGAGAGCGTAGCGTATCCGTCAGCGCCGGAGCCGTTTGCCCCGTACGTGATGGAAAGCTCAGCGAAGTCATCAGATGGAGATGATAGCTCTACCTCGGTGATGTAGCCCTGGTAGTAAGTCGCCTTGTACTTGTCGGCATTCGTGTCGGTTCCCTTCTCGTCAAGGTTGACTTCCCATACCTCGACGATTAAGCCTTCCTTCACTGCCTTCTTCACGCTGTCGTATAGCGTGTCACCCTTCGCCATGATCGAAGTGAATGAGATCTCCACCTCAATTCCTCCTGGCGTTCTGATTGAGCCGTCCTTTGTCTTCGTTGAATCGGCATCGCGCGAGATCTTGTTCTTGTTCTCAGTCGCAAAGGCAACTGCCGATGCG